GTTTCCCAGTCACGATCGGGTGCGTAACTAAAATTTACTTTGTAAACTTTGGTGACTTAGGAACAGTAACAACTAACTCAGGTGATGAAATTAGTGATATGACTGGAACTGCTTCTGTTTACGAATATGATGTTAAGGGAACAAGCTCATTAGAACAAGCTATTAACTCATCAAGAGATAATGGTACAACATTCTTTGAGCAAACTTTAACTTTATCTTTACCAAAATTAAGTAAAGAAGATAATAAAGAGGTTAAATTACTTTCATACGGAAGACCACATATTGTGGTAGAAGATAACAACGGAAACTGCGTTATGTGTGGAGTTGAATACGGTTGCGATGTAACAGGTGGATCAATAGCAACAGGAGCAGCGTATGGTGATTTTGCGGGATATTCGTTAACATTTGCAGGAATGGAAAAACTACCAGCACAATTTATTGAAAGTGCAGTAGCTGGAAATCCTTTTGCTGGAATGTCTGGAACATTTACAATAGTTCAAGGAACGAATAGTTAATAGTGGCACAAATTTCATAGTTTAGTGTGATTCAATATATAGTTTAGTTGGCTAAAGGAGAGTTACTTATTTGTTTCTCTCCTTTTTTTATTAAAATAAATTAAAAAAAGATGCAAATAATTACAAAAAGCGGAACAAGATTACTAAATTTAATGCCAAGAGAAACTATTGATGCAGCTAAAGTGTACGAATTAAAGATAAAAAGCGAAGAACAGAATAAAGTCATTTTAACGGACTCTAACGCATCTTTTAGTTTAGTTAAGTATTACTACACTTATAGCACAACGCAAGCTCTTGATGAAGCTAATTTCTACACTATAGAGATTAATAACACTACAGACGGCGCTTTAATATTTAAAGATAAACTGTTTTGTACTGATCAAACACTTGCAACTTTTGAAATTAGCAAAAATGTTTATATTGAAAAGTCAACAGGAAATAATGAATACATCTACGCATAATGGATAACTTACATTTAATACAATTAAACGAATACCAAAGACCAGTAATTACTGAAGAAAAAAACAGGGATTGGATCGGCATTGGTGAGAATAACGATTACTATCAATCTTTGATAGATGCGTTTATGGATTCAACTACTAACAATGCAGTTATAAACGGTATTGTAGATAGAATCTATGGTAAAGGTTTAGATGCTACTGATAGCAACAAAAAACCAGAAGAATACGCTAATATGAAATCTATCTTAAAGAAAAAAGATTTAAGAAGGGTATGTCAAGATTTAAAATTATTGGGTGAGGGCGCGTTCCAAGTAACGTATCAAGGTAATAAAATAAAAAGCATTACACATTTTCCAAGAGAAACTTTACGTGCTGAAAAATGCAATGAAGATGGAGATATAGAAGCATATTACTATAGTGCTGATTGGAAAGAAGTAAACAGAAACACTAAGCTAAAAAGATTTCCAGTATTTGGTTCAGGCGCACAAAATGAAATATTTATTGTTAGAAGATATGTAACAGGGTACTACTACTATTCACCAGCTGACTATCAAATAAGCTACGCTACTTTAGAAAAAGAAATAGCTGACTATTTAATAAACGATTGTCAAAACGGATTTAGTGGAACTAAAGTAGTGAACTTTAACAATGGTGTACCTGATCGTGAAAAACAACTAAGCATTAAGAATGATGTAATGTCAAAGCTTACAGGAAGCTACGGTGAAAAGGTTATAATTGCTTTTAACAACGATGCAGATAGTAAGACAACTATTGACGATGTACCTTTAAATGATGCACCAGCACACTATCAATATCTAAGCGAAGAATGTGGTAAAAAGATAATGGTAACACATCGTGTAACTTCGCCTATTTTAATCGGTTTAAACTCATCTAATGGCTTTTCAAGTAATGCTGATGAAATTAAAAACGCTTCATTATTATTTGATAATGTAGTTATTAAACCTTACCAACAATTATTGATTGATGCCTTAGATGAGATGATGTCCATAAATGACATTAGTTTAAATCTATATTTCAAAACTATCGAACCTCTTGAATTTATCGAAATTGATAAAGATATGGACGCTGAGGTAATAGAAGAAGAAACAGGAATTGATGTAGAAGATCAAGATTTCAAAGAAGAAGATGAATACCAACAAATAGAAGAAATAATAAATAAATCTAAACTAAGCAAAGAAAAAGAAGAATTTAGAAATGAAATTGCAAAAGATTTAATTGAATTAGGAGAAGATGTAGATCCTGAATTATGGGAAGTTATAGATGAAATGGATGTTGACTATGATAATGAAGATAAATATGATGAAATAGTTAATGAACTCATTAAAAAAAATAATACAAAACTATCTAAAAAAGAAAAATTTGTTTCTACAGGAATGGCTTTTCCAAATGCTAAAAGCGATCAAGATGAAAAAGTAAAAGAAAATTACTTTAAAGTAAGATACTATTACTACCCAAGAAGGGTTGGAGCAAATGCAAGGGAATTTTGTAAAGCTATGGTAAACGCTGATAAATTATACAGAAAAGAAGATATTGTAAGAATGGAAGAAAGAGTAGTAAATGCTGGATGGGGGCCGAAAGGTTCAGATTTTTATAGCGTTTGGCGTTTTAAGGGCGGAGGTAACTGCCGCCATTCTTGGAGGAGAGTAACATTTAAAAGTAAAAAAGCTAAAATAAATGTTAAAACATCAAAAGACATTATAGGAACAAGAGCAGCAGAAATTGATGGATATAAAGTAAGAAATGATTATCAGGTTTCTATACAACCAAGAAATTTACCAAATAAAGGTTTTTTACCAGGCAATCCACAAGGAAAATAAATTAAGATATGGCAAAAGCATTATTCATAACAAGAGAAGATTTAGTAACATTCACAAGTGCAAATGGTAACCTCGATCCTGACAAATTTTTACCGTATATTTTGATAAGTCAAGATATACACATACAGAACTATTTAGGTACAGATTTATTTGAAAAGCTTGAAACATTAATTGAAAACGGACAATTAACAGAATTATTAAATCCTAATTACTTTAATTTAGTTAGAGATTATATAAAAAATATGACAATCTATTGGGCAATGGTAGAATATCTTCCGTATGCTGGTGTAAATATAACTAATGGTGGAATATATACACATAATCCTGAAAACGCAACTGCATTAGATAAAGATAGAGTTGATTACTTAATAGAAAACAGTAGAACAACTGCGCAACATTATACTAATCGTTTCATAGATTACATTTGTTATAACACTAATTTATTCCCTGAATACAATAGTAATTCAAATGGTGATATTGATCCTGATACAGTTGCTAATTTTGGCGGATGGGTATTATAAAATTTAAATAAAAAAAAAGTATGTCAGGTTTTGGTAAAATATATGAGAGTTCAAATTGGGGTGTTGGTGTTTGTGATAATACTATAGGATGGGGTTCATCTTATAAATCAATATCTAATTGCTCAGATGCTTCTTTTAGTTATTCTGCTGATAGCTTTGCTCAAGATGGTAGTAATCCTACACCTACTATAACTGGTGATGCTGGAGGTACGTTTACTGCTACACCAGCTGGTTTAAGTATTAATTCATCAACTGGTTTAATTACGCTATCAACATCAAGTGTTAATTCTTATACAGTTAAATATGAGTTATCAGACGGTACATTTACTGAGCAATCTTTAGCGATTACTGCTGCAAGTTTTGCAAATGTTAATTCCTTTTCATTTGATGGTGTAGATGATTATTTTGAAGTTCCAGAAAATGTTTATAGTTCAACTTTTAGTTTTTCATTTTGGATGAAACCCTCAAATGTTACTAATAAAGCAGTAATGGGAGATATTTCAAATAACAGTAATTTTGTTAGGTTAGATTCTACAACTTCAATTAAGTTTAAATGCGCTGGAGGTGCTACAACATTTACTGAAAGTTCTGGTAATGATATTGTATTAAATACTTGGCAAAATATAATTATTACAAGAGATGGCTCAAATGTTATTAGCGTGTTTAGAAATGGCAGCACCTTTGGTAGTACTGCAACACTTTCAGGAAACTTTACTTTAAATTCTATTGGTGTTGCATATCAATCTGGAGGGTGGTTTTTCACTGGTGAACTTGATGAATTTGCAATTTGGAATAGTGCCTTGACAAGTGGAAATATAGCTACAATTTATGGTTCGGGAGTTCCAAGTGATTTATCAACATTAAATCCATTAGCTTGGTATAGAATGGGTGAGGAAGCAACATT